AATACATCTGGCGTTATTACTTTGACAACAAACACTGGTTGGACTTTGGTTGGTCTGATGACTGTTGTTGCTACTGCTGGTACAGCACAAGCTTTCCGCGCTCGTAAAACAGGCGATGGTACTTGGACTCTTTACCGTTTAGCTTAATGTAATATCCCGCCCTTCGGGGCGGGTTTTTTAAGGAAAAATCATGGCAAATAATCAACCCGTTGGTGTTGCGTATTCTGACCCAGCCCTTACAGCATTTTATTTGAACGCGCCTGTAACTAAAACTGCAAGTTTTACACTCGGCGATTCAGAGAACTATGTTGTAGCTAACGGTTCGGCAGCTAACGTAACAGTAACGCTACCTAGCGGTTCAAGCTATATCGGCCGTACGATTACTATTAAAAACTTATCAGGTACATATACAGTTATCTCAGCTTCATCTAACGTAAAACCTTTGACTTCAGCTACCGCTGGAACAGCTATTTTGGCTGCTACTGCTGGTAAATGGGCTACTTTGGTTTGCGAAGATGGTACAAACTGGGTAATTATTGCTGCTGCATAAAAATAGGGGGCTTAGGCTCCCTATCTAACTGAAAAAATCATGCCAATAATTTACATGAAACACCCCATTCATGGGACTAAAGTCGCTACAATGGAAGCCGAAGCGGAGTATGATGAGTCAAACGGCTGGAAACGCTACGAACTGGATACGCAACCAGCGCCCGTAGTTGAAGAAATTAAAGCAATAGAAGAAGTGATTGCGGCTCCTGTTAATACACTGGAAAAAAGAACACGTCGTAAAACTACAGAGTAAGGGATAAGCTATGGCGATTTATACAGCCAACGATCAAATTAACGGCGCATTACGCGTATTAGGTATTTTGGCTGAAGGTGAAACGCCTTCCGCTGCTACTTCTCAAGACGCTTTGACTGCACTCAATCAAATGATTGATTCGTGGAATACCGAGCGTCTATCTGTATTTAATACGCAAGATCAGACTTATCTATGGACACCCGGTTTAAAGACCCAAACGCTTGGGCCTAGCGGTGACTTTGTAGGTAATCGTCCAATTATGATTGACGACTCTACTTATTTCCGTGACCCTGCTAATGGTATTTCATTTGGTATCAAACTAATTAATCAACAGCAATATGATGGTATTGCGGTTAAAACAGTGACCTCCACTTATCCACAGGTTATGTGGATTAACATGGAATACCCAAATATCACTATGACCATCTATCCTGTACCTACTAAGGTATTGGAATGGCATTTTATTTCTGTAGACGAGCTAATGAGTGTTCCTAGTTTATCTACCAATATTTTGATGCCTCCTGGCTATTTACGTGCTTTCAAGTACAACTTGGCGTGTGAAATTGCCAATGAATTCGGTATTGAGCCACCACCTAATGTAGCCCGTATTGCGATGACTTCTAAGCGCAATCTTAAGCGTATTAATAACCCTGACGACATTATGTCTTTGCCTTACAGCATTGTTGGCACTCGTCAGCGCTTTAACATTTTTGCTGGTAATTATTAATGCTAACGCCGATTTTAGGGCAAGCGTACGTTGCTCGTAGCGTTAACGCTGCGGATAACCGTATGATTAACCTATTTCCAGAAGCCACGCCTGAAGGTGGCTACACAGGGGGTTTTCTTAATCGTACGCCCGGCTTGCGATTACTTACTACGGTTGGTACTGGCCCTATTCGTGGGCTTTGGACGCATTTAACTAATGGTGAAGATGCTTATGTAGCGTCTGGCAATGAGTTTTATAAGATTTTGCCTGACTTTACTGCTACTAAATTAGGTAATATTAGCGGTACAGGCCCAGTATCTATTGCTGACAATGGTACGCAACTATTCATTGCTTGCGGCGCCGATGCGTACGTTTACACCGAAACAACTAATACTTTTGTTCAAATTACTGATCCTGACTTTTATGGGGCGGAAACAGTCTGTTACATTGATGGTTACTTTTGCTTTAACCAACCAGGCACACAAATTCTTTGGGTTACAGGCATTTTTGATGGCACATCAATTGACCCATTAGCGTTTGCGGCTGCTGAAAGTACACCGGATAATGTGGTAGCCGTAGTATCAAACAATCGTGAAGTATGGGTATTTGGTACAGGCACAACTGAAGTTTGGTATGACGCAGCCACAACACCGTTTCCATTAGCGCCAATTCAAGGCGCGTATAACGAGATCGGTTGTATTGCCAAATCGTCTATTGCGAAATTAGATAACAGCTTGTTTTGGCTTGGCGCTGATCCACGGGGCTATGGCATCGTTTATCGCAACCAAGGTTACACAGGCAAACGCATTTCTACCCATGCCATTGAGTTCGCTATTCAAAGCTATGGCGATGTTTCTGACGCTGTTGCTTACACTTATCAGCAAGAAGGTCATGCGTTCTATGTGTTAGCGTTTCCGACTGCTGGCAAGACTTGGGCGTATGACGTATCTACAGGTGCTTGGCATGAACGTGCAGGTTGGGACAACGGTGCATTTACCCGCCATCGCGCCCAATGCCAAATGAGTTTTGATAGCGAAACTATTGTTGGTGACTATGAGAATGGCAACTTATACGCATTTGACTTAGAACTATACGAAGATAATGGCGTTATTCAGAAGTGGTTACGTTCATGGCGTCCTATTCCTGAAAATCAAAACACTACTATGCGTACGGCTCAACATGGCTTGCAATTGCTTTGCGAGTCAGGCCCAGGACTTAATTTAGGTCAAGGTAGCGACCCTGAAGCAATGCTTCGTTGGTCTGATGATGGCGGCCATACGTGGTCTAACGAACATTGGACAAAAATGGGTAAGATTGGTCAATATGGTTTCCGTGCCTTTTGGCGTCGTCTTGGCATGACGCTTAAGTTGCGTGATCGTGTCTATGAAGTGTCTGGTACTGACCCTGTAAAAATCGTTATTACAGGCGCTAATTTAATAGTAACGCCGACTAGCAGATAATGGCAAATCCAGATATTACTAAAATCCCTGCGCCTAGGACACCGTTTCTAGACCCAGAAACAAACGATATTACGCCTGCTTGGTATCGTTTCCTATACAACCTATTTATTTTTACCGGCAGCGGTGGGGACGGCGGTCTTGCTGTTAACCGTGGTGGTACAGGTCAAACAAGCTATACCAATGGGCAATTGCTGATTGGTAACAGCTTAGGGAATACCCTTAGCAAAAATACATTAACACCAGGTACTGGTATTGGCGTTACCAATGGTAATGGCACAATTGCTATTGCTAACACAGGCGTTACTTCGGTAACTGCGGGCGCGGGTGTATCAGTCAGCGCGGCTACAGGCGCAGTAACCATAGCCAATACAGGCGTTACTTCTTTTAGTGGTGGGACTACAGGATTAGCTCCATCTAGCGCAACAACTGGGGCTGTAGTGCTTTCAGGTACTTTAGCTTTAGCTAATGGTGGCACAGGCGCAACTACTGCCGCAGGAGCTAGAACTAATCTAGGTTTAGGTACGATGGCTACGCAAAACGTAGGTATTACTGCTACGATTACAACTGCTAAATTAACCGCTTTAGGCGCTAATGGCAGTATGACTTTTGTTAATGGCATCTTAACTGCACAAACGCAAGCTACGTAATGACCCAATTAACCGCTATCACCGAACAAAAGATTCAGGTTTTAGAAGCTGAATTTTTAAAACAACCACAGGCAGACTGCCCCGTGGTGCATCGGTTTGGCCCAAGCATTTATATCCGTGAAGTAACAATCCCCGCTGATACATTCTCAATTGGTCATCGTCAAACTACAACGCACCTAAATATCATGCTTGCTGGGCGCGTAACAATGGTTAACGAGGATGGCTCACATACTGAGCTAGTAGCGCCTCAGACGTTTGTGGCAGGCCCAGGGCGTAAGATTGGTTATATCCATGAAACGATGATTTGGCAAAACGTCTACGCAACAGACGAAACCGACATAGAAAAGCTAGAAACGATGTTTTTAGATAAAAGCGCTACTTGGCAAGAGAATCAAAAAAATCAACAGTTATTGCTGTCTTTTGATCATTCTAAAGATATTGCAGATTATTACGCGGCAATTGCTGAATACGGCTTTGACCAAGAAACAGTACAAGCGCAAGTACAGAATTTAGATGACCAAATTGATATGCCGTATGGTAACTACAAGATGATGGTATCTCCTTCAAATATTGAAGGCAAAGGCGTTTTTGCCACAGGAAACATTGAAGCAGGCGAAGTGATTGCGCCTGCTAGAATTGCTGGTAAACGTACGCCAGCAGGAAGATTTACAAATCATGCAAAAAATCCCAACGCCAAGATGATTTTGTTAGATAATGGTGATGTAAACTTGGTAGCAGTTGTGCCTATCGTCGGTTGTAAAGGCGGTAATTTGGGTGAAGAAATCACAATTGATTACCGTCAGGCGTTGAGCCTAGCAATAAGGAGAAATTAATATGTCTGGAGTCGCAACAGCCATCGTAGGAGGCGCCGTAATTGGCGGCGTTTTATCGTCCCAAGCTTCTAAAAGCGCTGCACAAACACAAGCCGATGCAGCCAATCAAGCTACCGCAGCGCAACAACAAGCGCTAGATCGACAATTAGCTTTACAACAACCGTTTACAACTGCGGGTACAACCGCCGTAAATCAATTGTCTGCTATGACTCAACCTGGTGGCGTAGCCACACAAGACTTTACTTTTGGCCCCGGCGCGTATCAAGCTGACCCTGGCTATGCTTTTAGACTTAAAGAAGGCATGAACGCCATGAACGCTACTGCGGCTGCCCGTGGTGGTTTGATCTCTGGTAACGCTCTTAGAGCAGGTCAAGCATTTGGACAAGAATTAGGTTCGCAAGAATATAGCAACGCATTTAACCGCGCACAAAATATGTTTCAAATGAATCGTAATAACTTGTTAGACCCATTGAAATTTTTAACTAACATCGGTCAAGCAGGCGCAAGTAATCAAGCAGCCAATGTAGGCTCTTTTGGTAGTTCACAAGCTGCTAACATTACTGGTGCAGGTAATGCTACTGCCGCAGGTCAAGTTGGCGCGGCTAATGCCTATACCAACGCTATTGGTCAAGGTATTGGCGGGTATCAAATGAATCAATTGATCAACCGTTCTGCGTATAATCAACCAACTAGCTACTATGGTGGATATGGCTCTGGTACAGAAGGCTCTAGTAACTTTATTGGCCCAGTTCAAAGTTAAGGAATAAATATGCCAATTGATCCAAATATCCCCCTTCAAGTTAAACCTTTTAACATTGATTTACCTGTTAATCAGTTAGCTGCGGTTGGTGAAGCCATGAAAATTGGCGAGATGAACCGCGGTATTGAAGAACAAAATCGTTTAAATGAATATCTTAGAAGTGCTGACCTAACTAAACCTGAAGCACGTTCTGAATTAATTAAATACGGTAAAACAGGTTTGGCGTATGGTAAAGCGCTTGGTGAACAAGAAAAGCTTGGCCTAGAAGCTAAAAAGCTTGGTTTAGACGCTAAAGCTAAACAATTAGATATTCAACGTGAACAGTTTGGTAATCTAGTATTTAACCCATCTAATGAGAACGTAACTGCTCATTTGCAAGATAGCGTATTAAAAGGCGAGCTTCCACAAGCACAAGCGCAAGCATTACTTCAACAAGTAATGCCAATGAACGCGGCGCAACGTAAGCAATTCTTTACCGATATGGGTATGAAAGTCCAAGAACGCGCTCAACTAGAAACTACACGCCGTGGTCAAGACATTTCTGCAACTACAACTATGCGTGGTCAAGATATTTCTGCGTCCACCACACGCCGTGGTCAAGATATGCAATACGCCCCGGACGTTGTAGCCAATACTCTTACTGACGCGGCAGGTAACGTGACCCAATTTAATCGCTTTGGTGAAGTTATTGGCAAACCAGGTCAAGTTGGTAAACCAAGCGCTACATTTGAAAAGACTGCTGCGTTGCAAAAACAACAAAGTAAAGACCTTGGTTTGGCTATTACTGAACTTGAACGCGTCACTAAAGATGGCGGTTTGATTGACCAATCTACTGGTAGCGGCGCTGGTCGTGCAATTGATATTGGCGTTGGAATTATTGGTAAAGCCACACCAGGCGCAATTGCTATTGCTAAATTGAAACCGATTGCTGATATGGCGCTTAAGATGGTACCGCGCTTTGAAGGCCCACAGTCTGATAAAGATACTGCGTCTTACAAAGAAGCGGCAGGTCAATTGGCAGACGCATCCTTACCAAACGAAATTCGTAAAGAAGCTGGTAAAGAAGTATTGCGTTTAATGAAGGCTCGTAAAGGTCAGTTTGTTAATGAAGTAATGGCAAACGAAGGAATGAGCGCTGGTGGTGTAGATACAAGCAATCCTTTACTTAAGTAATTAGGAACCTAATATGGCAGGCTTACAAGACATCCTTTCGGATCCAAATTACGTTAATGCTAATCCTGCTACAAAAGCAGCTATTTTTGACAAATTTGCGCCTTTAGATCCTAATTTTGCTAACGCTAACCTTGAAACGCAAAGTGCTATCCGCGCTAAATTTGGTCTATCAGCGCCCGTAGCTGCTGAACCTGAAACCCGCGCTAATGTTGGTGCTGAATTACCAGCGTTTGCTAAAACTAGTCCTAACTTGTACGCTGGTTTAGTAAAAACCCGTCAAATGCTTGGCCCAACTGCCGAAATGCTTGGTGGTGTTGCTGGTGGTGTGCTTGGCGCTGGTGCTGGTGCTATTGCTTCACCAACTGTAGTTATTAACCCTGTAACAGGCGGTGTGGCTGGTTCAGCCCTTGGATATGCTACTGCTAAAGAATTGCTTAACAAAGCTGACGTAGCTCTTGGATTGGCTAAACCTGAAACAGGTGGTCAAGCTATGAACCGTGCGGTAGGCAACGTAGCTGAAGGCGCTGCTTTTGAAGTTGGCGGTCAAGTAGCTGGCAAAGCTATTAATAAGTTAGTAGACGCTGGCACAGCCGTCATGGGTAAAGTTGCTGACATTAACCAGTTACCTAAGCAATTGGCAGCTAAGATTGCTCGTAAATCATTTGAAACACCCGAAAACGTCGCTGCTGGGCGTAATGCGCTACAAGAAGCTATTAAAGCTGGTGATAACGTAACTGCTCAACAAGCCCTTGCACAAGGTAAAGTTGTAGCCCCAGGCGCTCAAGCAGTGCTTCAAAAAACTATTTCTAGAACATCGCCTGCCGTACAAGAATCTAAAGCTTTGGCTGATGAAGCTGCGCGTATGTCTACTATCAAAGAAATAACACCGGATCTTAACGCGGCTGTTGTTGCGCGTAGAGATGCGTCTAAGCCATTCTACGAAGCGGCGGATAAAGCAATTGTGCCGCTAGATAAAGACGTATCTGCTGTATTAGCTCGTATGCCAGAAGGCACTTTGGCTGCGGCGGCTAATATTGCTAAGATGGAAGGCCGTCCTTTTGTCATGGGTCAAAAAACGGCTGGGCAAATGATGGAAATGCCAGGTCAATTCGACCAATTTGGCAAACCAATCATGGTTCCTGTAGAAAGCAAACTACCACAATTAACTGGTGAGTCTATGCACTACATTAGACGTGCTTTATCTGACGTTGCTTATGGCCCTACTGCATCTACAGGCGCAGGTCGTGATACACAAATGGCTGCGCGTACGTTATTAGACGACTACATCAAGGTATTTGAAACTAAAGTACCTGAATATAAAGAAGCTAGAACTATATTCTCTGATTTATCTGCGCCAGTTAACCAAGCGCAAGTGCTTAAAGAAATGGCGTCTGTGTTGGAGAAGCCAGGCGGCGGTGAGCGTATTGGCCCATTCCTTAATGTATTAGGCCGCGGCGAAACTGCTATGCTTAAACGTGCTGGCGGTAAAGGTGCGCCTCGCTATGAATCTTTGGCTGAAGTATTGACGCCTGAGCAGTTGCAAACAGTTCGCGGTGTAGCAGATCAATTGGCTACGGATGCGTCTGTTGGTAAACAAATTTCTGCTGGTCAACAATTAGCAACTAAATTGCTTAAAGACGAATTGCCAAACTATCGTTTGCCTAACATTTTTAACGTCATTGCTACTACAGCCAATAAGATGCTTGACGTATTAGGTCTTAAAGTTGGTGAAAAAACTATCAAAGAAATTGCCAAAGCTGGCGAAAGCGCTAAATCTTTTGACGAATTGCTTGCATTGTTACCTGGACAAGACCGCGTTAAAGTTCTAAAAGCTATAAGCGATCCTGATACTTGGGCTAAAATCAACACCGTAGCTAAGAACCCTGCGGTTGGAAAAGCCCTTATGGGTGTTTCAGCAGAAGTACCTGAAATGCCTGCAAATGCTTTAGCACCCCAGCAATCACAAAACGTAAATGCACTTGCGAGGTAAATCATGGATTGGCAATATTTATTTAACTTACTTGGTGCTGGCGCAGCTCTCGGCGTTGGTTGGTGGTGTCGCCAGATATGGGACTCGGTTCAGCAATTAAAGCAAGATGTTCAAGATATTGAAATTTCGTTACCAACAAATTATGTTCGCAAAGTAGATTTAGACGTTAAGTTTGATAAGTTAGAGGCTACTTTGCAACGTATTTTGGACAAATTAGACCAAAAGGCTGATAAATGATGGCTAACATAATGGGCGCGTTAAAGTCCAAAACGATGTGGTTTTCTGTTTTATTGGTGCTTTTTGGGGCTTTGATGGATAACTCTATTTATCTTAAAGACCTAATCCCAGCGCAATACTTCAGCTTAATTATGATTATTATCGGCGTTATCGTAGCAACGCTAAGAATGGTCACTACGCAGCCTCTCGCCGCAAAATGATTTCGTATGTACGAATCGCAATTCTGGCAGGTATTTTTATGGCTGGTTTGCTTTTGGGCTGGGGTTATGAGCATCGGAATTTGGTGGCCTTCAAAGCAGAAGTTGAAGCGGTGGCTAAAGTTCAACAAGCCAAAAACGAATCCATTGCCAAGCAACAAACGCTAGTCAATAAAGGAATTGAAAATGAGTACCAAGCTAAGTTGTCTGCTCTTAAGTCTGTTTATGGTGGGTTGCGCCAACCCAGTAGCGGTTCAATGTCCGCCGTTACCAAATCCACCATCGGTATTGATGGAAAAGCCACCAACCTTGAACTTGCTTGCGCCTATACAACGCAGCAATTAGTATCGTTGCAAGATTGGTTACGACAGCAACTTGAAGTCAAATGAGTCCAAATTTACAGGCTTTTCTCGATATGATTGCGGTGTCTGAAGGCACTGCTGGAAAGGGTGACAATGGTTATAATGTCATTGTGGGTGGGGCTTTATTTGAAAGCTATGACGACCATCCTAGAAAATTGGTATGGCTTCGTCCCGGCCTTGCGTCCACGGCGGCGGGGAGATACCAACTCTTAAGCCGTTATTACGACGCTTATAAGAAACAACTCAACCTACCTAACTTTAGCCCTTTATCTCAAGACTTAATTGCTATACAGCAAATTAGAGAACGCGGTGCATTGGAATATATTGAAAAAGGCTACATCAATGTAGCAATTGATAAGGTCAAAAACATCTGGGCTTCATTGCCTGGCGCTGGTTATGGTCAGCATGAAAACAAACTAGATAAATTAATTACAGCTTATAAAGACGCGGGTGGTACAGTAGCGTAACTAAGTTGTCATAATTGCCTGATTTAATTGGCAAAATTCTACTAGGCGTATATGCAAATATCTAAAAAAGAAGATAAAAAGTTTATAGAGTGCTGGAAACGATTAGGCTCTCCTACGCTAGTTGCTAAAGAGCTAGGTATAAACCCTAGAAGCGCTCTTAATAGACGGGCTACGCTACAAATACGCTACGGGATAACTTTAGATACGCATAGTTCTATGCGTGATCCAAAAAAAGAAAAAAAGAAAATAGATTTAGCAGCGCACAATGTCCGTAGGGGTATTGATGTTGATAAGGTCAAACGCGTCATAGTGTTCTCAGACGCCCATTTTACTGATACCACCACCACGGCGTTTAAAGCCCTCTTGGTGATGATTAAAGAGTTTAAGCCACAGGTGATCATCTGCAACGGCGACGCCTTCGATGGGCAGGTTTTAAGCCGTTTCCCAAGCATTAACTACGATCAGAAGCCTAGTGTCTTAGACGAACTTAACGCCTGCCGTTATCATTTAGATGAAATTGAAAAAGTAAGACCTGCTGGTTGCCGATTAATATGGACACTAGGTAACCACGATATGCGCTACGAGGCTTGGTTGGTTAATAAAGTGCCTGAGTACAGCGGCGTAGATGGTTTTAGCCTTAAATACCATTTTCCTAATTGGGAAACTTGTTGGAGTTTTTGGATTGGCGAAGATACGGTAATCAAGCATCGGCATAAAGGCGGTCGTTCTGCTGGGTATAGTAATTTGATAGCCGCAGGCAATACCAACATTATTACAGGTCATACGCACGTTCTCGCTTGCCAACCGATTTCAAATTATCAAGGTCACTGGTGGGGGGTTCAGACCGGATGTTTGGCTGATCCTATGTCACCTACGTTTGAGTATTGCGAAGATGGCCCAAAAGACTGGCGTAGCGGGTTTGTAATGCTTTCGTTTGACCAGGGCAGGATGTTAATGCCAGAGATGATTATGGTCAGCGACGAGCAAAATGGTGAATTTGAGTTTAGAGGTTGTATAAACAACGTATAAACATGAAGCTAACCTCAGAGGTTGTCAAAAACCTATACGCTTCTCTGTATTGCTGCTATCCATTTACTAAGTGGAAGATGCCACTACCTGAAGAAATTGATTTTGTAGTTACATCTGACCCGGAGCTAATGGGAACCTACCTATACGATACGGGCGAGGACTTTGAGCATACCATTACCATTTCATCTGGACGGTGCGGGCATTATTACACCGTTGTCACCACACTAGCTCACGAAATGATCCACATGAGTTTTCATCGCCAAGAAGGAGCTAAATGGGCGCAGCATGGCAAACCATTTAGAAACCGCTGCAAAATGGTGGCTGATGAATTAGGGCTTGATCCGCTAGAATTATAGGTAACCTTTATGTTACTAATTGTCGGTAATTGTGTAATTAGTTAAACATTTTGTTATACATTTGTATAACTTTGTAACCTATAAGTATTGATTGCGTATACATATTGATACCTATATGTATAAAAATCAGCAAAAAATGTACATATTGTCGGTATTTGTAAAGTTTTGCCAACGGATTGTAAAGGTATTGGTCATTGATTGTAAAGTTTCCTTATCGGGAAATTTATACAATATATGCTACATTTTTAAGCAATTATTCCCTATCGGGAAATTTCTAACCTATTTTGAAAACGCTTGTAACTGCATGAAATTTTAATAAAAAGTCATGCAAAAATAGGACATTAGAAATTTCGGTGATAACTATCTTTGGGGTTATTTAACATTGCTTTAATAAGTTCATCTATATTAAAGAACCATTGAATAACCTTCATGCCATCATGCGTATAGATGGTAAAGCTCATTTAGTAGCCATCATATACAGGCCCACATTAGCGCCAGCATAGCAAGCGTAACAAATACACATAGGCAAGTTACCTTTGAATCCTTGCTCAACGGCAATATACGCATAAATTATTCCTGTAACAATAATTAGCCAACTACTCATTTGGCTCTATGTACTTCTCAAGACGTGTAATCCGTTGGCTATCAAACGAACATAGGTTTGAGTAATACTCCTGATGGGTCTTGTTCTCTAAATAACTGCGCCGGGCAGACTCAAGTTCTTTTTTAGCAAGAACCATCGCTGCTGGTGGGTTGACTAATACTAACCATAATCTTTTTATTGAGTTCATTTTGATTCCTTTTCGTGGTGCAGTCTTGGCAAAACCATTTGTAAGTTAGACCGCCTGGGTTATTTACTACGCTGCCAGTTGCATTATTTTTACGTTGTTGGCAGTTATTGCAGGTTCTTAGGGTCATCGTCCAAATATCGAGTCATAAATAGGTGTCATGGATGATGGATTATAGAGGGGCGTGGTATATGGCATTGGTATATACGCAGGTGCCATTACGGTACCTACAGCTTGACCTTGTGCGCCGTATACATACGTTGTATTGCCAGACTGCATGGCGGTGCCACGGCTTTCACCTTGTGGGCCATAAAAGTATTGCGTATTGCCTGATTGCATGACAGTACCTAAGCTTTGCCCTTGGGCGCCGTATAGGTATGTTGTTTGGGCAATAGCACTGTTGCTAATTAACAACAACATCATTATCACTTTTTTCATTTCAATCTCCTTGCGATCTCTCGCTCTATGTACCACTTTGCTTTGCGTAAATCTTCGATGGCGTCATGCTTTTCGTCTGCTCGCCAAATGTACTTAACGGCGTTGCCAAGGCAAAAGCTCATGTGTTCGGTTATCTGGATACATTCCACCCCACTTGGATGGCTTGTATAGTGTTTTGGATGGTTTACAGCGTCATGGTCGCTCATGGGTTCTTCGCTTCCTTTAAAAGTTCAATACGTTCGCGTGATACACGTAATACGTTATAGCGTTGATGTAGGCGTTGTAATACAGACGCCCGCTTCTCGCCAAAGCGTTCGGCCTCCAACATTGACCAAATATCGGCTTCGTTCATGTTACAAAGAACATCATTTAGTTGACGCCAACTTAGTTTGCTCATGGTCAATTCTCCTTTCTAATTCAGTAATGGTTTTCCCTAACTTAATAACCGCACGTTCTGCGGCGTTGTAAGTCCTATGCCGGATAATGCTTTCAGCTTTTGCTGCTTTTAGTTTTGCTTTTAGAAGCTGTAATCGTTTCATTTATAACTTTCTCTTGTTGTACGATAACTTGTACAAGTTCTCGAATAATGGTGGCAATATTAGTATTTGGTGCGTATTCGTCAATATCGTTAGCTAGTTTTAATGCTTCTTCAATTAATTTCATTTTGTTGTTCCCCCGTACACCTGCGCTTCTAAATATTTAACTTGGTCGTTCAAAGTCATAGCCCGTTCAAAAGCAGATTTCCAATACTCTATTTCTTCTGCTTGTTTGCGTAGCATGGCGGCTGCTTCTTTACGATACTGAATATAAGTAGGTGCTAGTTCCATCAAACCAGCTAGTTCATTTGCACTCATTTCTCTTGCGCCTTTCTTAATATTGCTCTAGCAAAACCTTCCCAATTTTCGTAATGGCTGTATTGACCAATCAGTTCGCCTATTTCCTCATCTGTTAGTGTCTTTGTGCGTAACGGGCAAGTCCTACCCTGGTTGCAATCGCCGTTGCAACAGTAGTCATCCCGACCTTTTTCGTAGCCAGCGTTCCATTCATCTCTCATTTCAATTCCTCCAATGCAATGTCAGATATTGCGCGTTTATCATTTAATGCAGCCCAAATACGCTCGTCAATAGTTTTATTGGTAAGCAAAAGGTAAACCCATACATCATGCTTCTGACCGCTGCGGTGCAGGCGGCCTACTGTCTGCTCGTACAACTCAAGGCTCCAAGGCAAAGATACAAAAACCATCTTGCTACCGCCATGCTGAAGATTAAGACCATGCCCGGCTGACTTAGGATGAATCAATAGCAACTCAGTCTTGCCATCATTCCAACGCTCAATAGCCTTGGGGTCATTGATTGTTTGTGCGTTAGGATACCGACGCTTAAGTTCAGCCAATTCTTCAATGTAGTTGTAAACAATGATGGTATTGGCGTGTTGGTTTTCCTCAATTAATTCATCCAACATATCAAATTTGTGATGACTAAACCATATAGGCGTCTTGCTCACATTCATGCGACCAGGTGTGTCTGAGGCTGTTGTAACTGTTTCATAGACCCAACCGCCTGCCATCTGTTGCAATTTGCCTGTAACTACACCTGCGTTGACGGCGGTAATTTGCACGTCTTTAAACTCAATAACAAAATCCTTCTTCATTTTCTCGTATGGGGCGCGGTCAACTAAATCACATTTCATTTCAACCACATGGCATGGCGGCAACTTGTCAGCGTATTCGCCAGCGTCTAACAAAAATGTTGCAGGCTTAATCCGAGCCATGACCTGAGCTAATGAGCCTACGCGTGGTTCCCATTCGCCAAAGTCTTTATTAACTAAAACAAAATACTGTTGCATAAATGCGCCTTTGGCACGTCCTAATAGATTTTGATCAATTATCTTGCATTGACCAAAGACATCTTCTAAACCATTGCTAGTAAAGCTACCAGTTAAACCCCAACGGGTCTTAATGTTATCAACTACCTTAGCCAATGATTTAAAGCGCTTGCCTGATGGGTTCTTAAGCTTGGTTAGTTCATCAAACACAATTCCATCAAAGTCTAAAAATTGCTCAGATAACCATTGGATGTTGTCATAGTTGACGACCACAACATTAGCTTTACTACGCAGCGCTTTAAGACGCTCGGCAGGTGTACCTACTGCAATACTTAGGGTTAACCCTGTAGCCCATTTAAGTTGTTCTACAGGCCACACGTCAGTACAAACACGCTTAGGGGCAAGAACTAACCAACGCTTAACATATTTGTTAACAGTCATAGATTGCATGGCAGTTAACGTTAACGCTGTCTTTCCTGCGCCAACTGGAGCAAGGATCATGGCGCGGTCGTTCTCGTACAAGAAGTCGGCTGCTTTTTCTTGGTAATCTCTTAGCTTCATAATTTACTTAACCATTCCATAACATCTTCTTTTGTCCATAAACAAGCGTAGTTTTGGCGCAACAACTTCATTTCTTCCGCAAATACATCTTGCATAGGCGATAGGTAACCGCCTTTAGGGCGCTTGATCTCAACAAACCAAGTCTGTCCATTGGGCAAACAAGCTATACGATCAGCCACGCCGCGCTGAGTAACAGACTTGAACTTATAAGTCTTGCCACCAATTGAGGCAACCGCCCAAACAAAGTATTTCTCAATCTCTGCTTCTCTTTCAGGTTTAGTTTTCTTTTCCATGTAAAAAAGTTTAGCACACAAATAAATTCTGTGGTAAAGTTTAATCTCACTTAACTAAAGTAAAGGAAACAAAATGAACGCACCTGTCTTACATTCCCGTGTTGTTGGTGGCTCTACAGCCAAACGGGTTATTGCTTGTCCTGGTTCAGTAGCCCTATGCGCCAAGATGCCAGCAAAGCCATCTAGCAAATACGCTGACGAAGGCACCCTACTTCATAACGTCATGGACATTATTCTTTCAACAGGTCATACGCCTGAGTCCTGTATTGGCATGAAGTATGGCGATGTTAAATTAACCGATGAACTTATCAATGAGAAGGTTTATCCCGCCTTACGCGCTTTAGATGAAATTGACCCTAATAAGGAAATGGAATATGCAACAGAAACCCGTGTTGGCTTCGGTGATTTTCTTCCTGATGTGTTTGGTAGCACCGATCTGCTTGGCCGTATTGGTAGACGAGCTTTCATCCTTGACTGGAAGTTTGGTTCAGGAGTTGCAGTTGACGCCGAAGAAAACGATCAACTTATGTTTTACGCAGCCGCAGCTATGCGAACCCCTGAAGTCCAATGGGTATTTGATGATTGTGACGAAATTGAGTGCATCATTGTCCAACCACCAAGTGTAAAGCGTTGGGTTACAACAGCTAAACGTATCAAAGCGTTTGAACAAGAGTTAGCAACCGCAGTCAAGATTAGTTCTATGCCTGACGCACCCCTTAAAGTAGGTGATCATTGCCGTTGGTGCGCTGCCAAGCCTACTTGTCCTATGATGACAGGCGCAGTAGAACGTACCCTACACGCCCAGATTGACATTCTTAATGTAGCGCAAATTGCTGACTATCTTAAGAAAGCTGATACCCTAGAACAATGGATCACAGACTTACGCGCTTTAGCGCATCAAGTCTTAGAAGTAGGTAAGCCTATTCCTGGCTACAAGTTAGTAGCTAAACGTGCTACACGCCAATGGGTTGACGAAGATCAAGCTTTGGTAGCTATGATGAACGAGGGTTTACCCGAAGATGAATTGCTTGTAAGTAAAGTAATATCTCCTGCTCAAGCAGAAAAAGTATTGAAAAAGCACGGCAAGCAATTGCCTGCCAATCAAGTAGTAGCAGTAAGTAGTGGCAGTACGATGGTTGAGGATTCTGATCCAAGACCAGCGGTTTTACAAATCGGGCAGCAATTGACCGCAGCCCTTTCTAAACTTCAATAAGGAATCAAATTATGTCGAATATCACAACATTTTCCGGTGCAAACTTACCTTCAGTAAAGTCATTAGCAACAGCGTTGCGTACTATCGAAACTGATGTTGGCGGTGCAGGTACCGTTATCATCAAGATGGACAAAACAGGTCATTGGGTTTTCGGTGCAGATCAGACCGAGATCGAAGATGACTCTACTTGGGCAGTTAATCCTTTCTCATTCGTTCACGGTTATATTGCTTGGGGCGATGGTGAAGTGTTGGCTGAGAAGATGGGAAGCGTTAGCCAACCATTGCCTGAACTAGATGCAGCGCCTCCCGGTGCTAAAAAAGGTTGGGAAACTCAAGTAGGCTTTTCTATGAAGTGTCTTGATGGCGCTGATAAGGATATGGAAGTACGCTACACCACAACGTCAGTTGGCGGTAAAAAAGGCGTTCAAGCCTTAGCAGTTGCAATCGCTACGCAAGTAGAAAAAGATCAAGACAAGCCAGTACCAGTTGTTGAGCTTGGCAAAGAGCATTACACCCACAAGTCGTATGGTCGTATCTTTACCCCTGTTTTCAAAGTATTGGAATGGGTTGGTATGGATGGCGAAGCCCCAGCAGAAGAAGCGCCTGCAATTGAAGCGCCTGTAGAAGCTGAAACGGCTGCGCCAGCACGTCGTCGTCGCGGGTAATTAATAGGGGCGGTTGACATTATTCAGTTCTATGGCTCGCAGAGATTTCAGAACTAAGAAGGATACCGCCCCACCCTACCATGACAATACTTTGGCTTGATTACGAAACACGCTCACGATGCGATCTACGCACCCGTGGCTCTTATAACTACGCTCAGGATCCAAGCACCGAAATCATTTGCATGGCGTATGCCTTTGACGATGAAGAAGTAGCTTTATGGACGCCTGACCAACCTTTCCCTAAACGTGTAGGACAACATTTCTTTAACGATGGTCAGATCAGAGCGCACAACGCAGGCTTTGATCGCCTCATTACTGAGTTTGTTCTATGCCAAGATTACAAAGTACCTACACCCCTACTAACGCAATGGTATTGCACGGCTGCACAAGCACGGGCTAACTGCGCTCCAGGCTCACTTGAGGACGTTGGACGCTTTGCTAGTAGCAGTATGCGTAAAGACCACCGGGGCAATCAATTAATACGTTTGTTGTGTATTCCCAAGGCAGATGGTACATTTAATACAGACCCCACCTTGCTGGCAGAAATGGGTAATTACGCCTTACAAGATGTCAGAACCATGCGGGCTATATCACAAGCCATGCGTCAACTATCAGCAGATGAGCTTATGGACTATCATGTTAATGAGCGCATCAATGATCGCGGCGTGTTACTAGATAAGCCATTAGCTGAATCGGCGATTCGTTATGCGAGCCACGAGCTTGCAGAGATCGAGAACCTAGTATCTGAGATAACCCAAGGCGAAATATCATCGGTGCGCTCACCTCGCATGAAAGAATGGGTACTTGCCCGTGTTGGCGACGATGCCAAAAAACTCATGGAAAACTATAAAGATGGCGACAAGAAATATTCGATCGACAAGTCAGTTCGAGCTAACCTACTTATTCTTGCTGAAGAAAACCCCGACCAAATACCGACGGAAGTTGCAGATGTTATCCAATGTGCGGACGACCTATGGGCGTCTAGTGTTGCGAAATTTAACCGATTAAAGGATTTAGCAGATGAAGAAGATCACCGAGTTCGTGGGGCATTTGTTTTTGCAGGTGGAAGCGCTACGGGCCGCGCTTCGTCCTACGGCGCCCAAGTCCACAACTTTACCCGCAAGTGCGCTCAGGATCCTGATGCCGTTAGACAAGCTATGGTTAGAGGCCACTCAATTGTCCCTGCCTTTGGACGACGAGTTACCGACGTCCTCAAAGGGATGCTTAGACCAGCGCTTATCCCCGGCGCAAATAGATCACTTGTTGTTGCAGATTGGTCAGGTATCGAAGCCCGTGTTAACCCTTGGTTGTCAAACTGCGACGCAGGGATCAAGAAGTTATCGCTCTTTGCACGGGGTGAGGATGTTTACAAAGTAAACGCTAGTGCAACTTTCCATGTCAGCGTTGAAGAAGTCACTAGCGACCAAAGACAGATTGGCAAAGTCCAAGAGTTAGCCTGTGGATTTGCAGGTGGCATAGGCGCGTTTGCTGCGATGGGTAGGGCGTATGGTATTCTCTTGCCCGAACCACAAGCCAAGCGCATGGTAGCAGGGTGGAGATTAGCTAACCCTTGGGCAGTTCCTTATTGGCAAAACCTAGAAGAAGCGTATACCAGGGCTATACGGAATCCTAAGCATGAATTTAGCGCAGGTAGGGTTACCTATATGTTCGATGGCTTACATCTTTGGTATGCTCTACCTTCGGGGCGCGTTCTTTGTTATCCATTTGCAAGATTAGAAGCGGACGGAATAACGTACGCTAAGTCAGCATGGAAACCTGCTGCGGATGCTAAAGAATGGCCTAGAGCTAGATTATGGAAAGGATTGGCGTGTGAAAATATTACTCAAGCTGTTGCTAATGACCTATTGCGTCATTCTTTACGCCAGTTGGATGATGTTGTTCTCCACGTCCACGATGAAATTGTTGTAGAAACAGATAAACCCGAAATGATGATGAAACGAATGGAAGAAGTTATGTGTACGCCACCCAATTGGGCTAAGGGAATACCCCTAGGTGTTGAAATCCATTCCATGCAGCGTTACGGCAAATAAAAAGAAAAACCCCCTAGTTTTTAGGCTAGGGGGCAAACCTCACGAAAGGTATTACAAATGAACTTTTTAGAATATATCACAGGATTAGCACCCGAAGGTGAAACTGCTTTAATTGTTAGACAAAAGCCACAATTAGACGGCAACGGGCAATTTCAAACTCATGCTGATGGCACAATTAAATGCACTTGGCCTGCGTTCTTGCCTACTGCTAAGATCAAGAAAGATTGGGCAATCTACGGCAATACAGGCTCGTTTATCCTTGACCGCTTTGCCGACGGCAAGATGTCTGCGTCTGCCGCCAACTGCGAATACGTCCTTGTAATGATGTTAGATGACATTGGCACTAAGTCCAAAGAACCACCTCTTGCACCTACATGGATTATGGAAACTTCGGAAGGATCATATCAATGGGGTTATGCATTTAAAGAACAACCAACCAAGGGTGACTTTACTGCAGCAATCAAAGCGATTGCCAAGGCAGGCTATACAGATCCAGGCGCAACTAATGCCGTTCGGAATTTCCGTCTGCCAGGATCAATTAATCTTAAGCCAGGGCGCAATAACTTTGTATCAACATTGATACAATTTAATCCTGAACTTGAATACAATTTAGAAGATATTTGCATTGCACTTGATGTTGTGCCAGATGTTGCTGATACGGCTACAAATGTTGCCATAAGATTAGCTGATACTGGCAAAGATTCAGTTGTTACATGGCTTAACGATCAAGGACTAATCATGTCTGGCGTTAATGGTGAGGGTTGGATGGGCATCGTCTGTCCTAATAACGCGGAGCATACTGATGGCAACATTGAAGGGCGCTACAAGCCCCTTGATCGTTCATTCTGCTGTCTGCATGGTCATTGCGTGGACTTTAGTTCACAAATGTTTTTGGATTGGGTAGCCGATAATGGTGGCCCTGAAGTTGATCACGGTTTGCGTGATGAGTTACTAGCAGAGAAGATGAATACGGCCCTGTCAAAATTGACACCAAATGAAGTTTATAGAGATACGGCAGCCGAATTGATTGCTGAAGTAGAGCGTAAAGAGCTTGGTCGTATTGAGAAGGCCGATTGGTACAACCGCTTTGCTTATATCCAAGATGATGAATCCTATTTTGATATGCAAGATAGACGCGAAGTTAGTCGCCAGACGTTCAACGCATTGTTCCGTCATATCCCCTGCAAGAGTATTCATACTGGCCGTAAGGTAGAGGCATCAATCTGCTTTGATGAGAACAGACAAGCCAATGGTGCTAAGGCGCTTGTTGGTGTGACTTATGCTGCTGGTGAAGATGTGATTGTTACGCGTGATGGTGATTTATTCGGTAATCGCTGGCGTGACGCTAGACCTGATCTATCCGGTGCAAACAACGGCGACATTTCTCTGTGGATGAATCATTGCCAAGAGCTAGTGCCTGAACAAGCCGAGCTAGATCATATTCTTGATGTGATGGCGTTTAAGGTGCAGCACCCTAAGATCAAAGTAAATCATGCAATCCTTCACGCGGGCGATGAGGGTAGCGGTAAAGATACATTTTGGGCGCCATTCATTTGGGCCGTCTGTGGTGACCATCTAAAGAATCGCGGCATCATGGATAACAATTCAGTCAATAGCCAATGGGGTTATCAGTTAGAGTCCGAGATTTTGATCATCAACGAATTAAAAGAGCCTGACGCTGCAACGCGTAGACAATTAGCGAATCAGCTAAAGCCAATTATTGCTGCGCCTCCTGAGATGTTGCCTATTAATCGCAAGGGCCTGCATCCCTATCACATGGCTAATCGCCTGTTCGTTTTGGCGTTTAGTAATGACCCTGTGCCTATTAGCCTGGCGTCACAAGATCGCCGTTGGTTCTGTGTGTGGTCTACCGCACCAAGAATGAATAGTGATCAAGCTAAAAAGATTTGGGATTGGTATAGATCGGGAGGGTTTGCCTGCATAGCAAAATGGCTTATGGCTAGAGATGTATCTAAATTTAATCCTAGCGCAGCACCCGCAACGACTGAGTTTAAACAGAATTTAATTGAGCATGGCATGAGTATGGCTGAGTCTTATTTGGTTGATATGTTGCGTGAGCGCAAAGGTGAGTTTGTCAAAGGTGTGATTGGTTCGCCATTTCATAGCCTGTGTGATCGCTTAGCAGGGTTGGCCCCGTCTGGTGTTAAGGTGCCACAGGCTGCATTACTACACGCTCTTAAAGAGGCGGGTTGGATTGATTGTGGTCGTTTAGCGTCCCACGATTACCCAAGTAAAAAGCATATCTTTGCTGCGCCTGATGTTTATGAAACCTTTAAAAAATCAGAGCTTCGCCGTGCAGTAGAAGAAAATCCGCAGCCTCAGCTTGTGCGTGTGAAATAAGAGAGCGTTTGCCTGCAAAAAACGGGAGCGTTTGCCTGCAAGAATTAAAACAAACTGGTAATGGGCGGGTCATACGCGCAGGCGCGCGCGTACGCGGGCGGGCGCATGGGCGCGCAGGCGCGCGCGTAGGCCAGGGCGGGCAGGCAGGCGCGGCGGCGGCAGGGCGCCCAGAATGGCGCAGGGCGGGCGATTGTGGCCGAGGTAATACATAGGCAGCAGCGCAGGCGATCGCAGCGCCTAGGGCGCTTTAAATTGTTTTACAGTTTGCCAGGCGCAGCAGCCGCCCGCCAATAAATAGGCAATAAAAAACCCGGCACATGGCCGGGCGGGTTAATTAAAGCGGGTTTATAGATCTAATATCTCGGCAATTAACAGGGCAATCACAAGGCCGCAGGCGATTGCGATCATAAGCGCCGCGCTTTTTCTACGGTGCCATTCACTAAGCGGGCAAAATTCTTAGCCTTGTACGCGTTACTAAAGCGGCGGCAAGCCTGCGATTCTATCCCGCCTAGGTAAGTGTTATAAATTACTCTATACATTATTTGACCTCCAATAATTTTTGAATTAATGCGTATAGATCAACGGCATTTTCTTGTAAATAACCCGTATAGCGCATAGAATCGCCGCGCAAAAATGGATCTAGATCGCGATCTATAGCGGCCAATATTTCGCGTATTTCTTTTACTAGCTCGTTTTTAACTCTCATTACAAGCCCCCTAATATTTCTGTTAATACGTTACGGGCCTGGTTTATATCGTGCCAGGCGGCGCGACCGTCATTGTCGCGGGCGTTAAGCGCGGCATTGTGCAAAATCATATCAACGGTGGTAATACGGGTTTCTAGGGTTTTCCTAATTAAGTTTTGATTAAAGGCCAAATTATCCGCCAGGACTTGCTGCAATACGTGTAAATCACTTGTGGAATAGTTCATTTTAATTTTCTCCGGATTGTATTGGCGCGTAGGCCGGTGTTGCATTGTGGTGGTCATAGCGCTCATAATCGCGCTGCCCTTGCTGGTACCCGTCGCGGTATAGGGTTTGATGATGATCAGAAAAAATTGATACATCGGGCAATTCGCACGGGCTGTAATTGCGCCCGTCGCGATAGCCCACGGCGTAAGCGTACGCGTCGGAATAAAATTCGGTTGATCTAGGTTTCATTAAAACCCCCCGTGTAGGTAAAAATACAAGGCGAGCATACCGCCGCACAATACGCCGCCTAAAATACCGGCGGCTACTATTTCAAGCTTTGATGGTTCTGGCTGCTTATTCATTATTAGCCCCTTAATAATTTTGGTAAACAATGGTTTTTTCGTCGGTTACGCCGCAATAGCCCGCGCCGCGCTCGTTTAGGTGATCAATGACGGCCTGCAATTCTTGATCTTCATCGCCGTCACAATCTGATAGGTCAATATCGTAATTGGCAGCAACGTCGCTGAAATGATCTTCTGAAAAATCGCAGCACAAGGCGATTACGTCGAGTTCTATTTCTTCGCCGCAGCCGTCGCCTAGTTCTTCAAGATAGTCAAATAAAATGCCTAGGCCTTCATAACTGAAGTTATCAGGGCGGCATTGTGAAAATTCGCGGCGGAAATCATAAATACTTACGGTTGTTTTCATTTTGTTTACTCTCGTTTAGTTTATTAACAGGGGCGGCACCCGCCGCGCCCTGGCGCTGCATTAAATCATTAGGCCACGGCCTGCAATGATGGCGGGCTGGTTTTTAAATCGGTTATAAAATCAGGCGGTACGCTGGCGCCGGTTACGCCGTCGGCGTCGGTTTTCATCGGCATAATGACGCCATAAAAATTATCCACGCCCGCTAGGGTTACTAGGGCGCCACTTTTACCATTTTGGAATACGTTGATTGTGCATTTTTTGGATCCGCCTAATAAATGCTGGACTTTTAAGAATTGCATTAAATATTCCGGGTTATAGCCGCCTGGCTGCCCGTCGGTTTTAAAACTGCATACCCGTTGATAATCGGGGAATTTTCCGTCAATTTCTTGGAAAACTACTTGGCCGTTATTAGGTAATCCGGTAATTGTCCAGCCCGTCGCGTTGCCGTCGCATTTTATGAATGTTAGCTCAGGATCATAACTGCCGGATTTTGGCAACGCGTTGATTACATCGGCTGGAATCATTAACCCGCCATTGCCGACATTTTGAGCGCCGGATTGATATAAGCCTAGTTTGTGGCCGTCGGTTGCCACAATGCGAGTAATTGACGGGGAAAATTCTACGTTTACGCCAACTAGGTAATAGCGAATATCTTTTTTAGCTGCCAGCAATACTAGGGCCTTAAGCGCGGATTGTTTAATAGTGAATTGATTTGACATGATGGTTTTACCTTACTTTAGTTTATTAACAGGGCGCGGCGGTATTGCCGCCCCTGGCGCTGCGGTTACTACTTAAAATTGATTGTCTAGGATAGCTATTAGCCAAAATACATCGTTTAATCTTAGCGCCTGGCGCACGTCGTCATTTTCTAGGGCCAATGCTGGCGCGATTGTTTTTTCTTGGCAAATTGCAATAAATTCTGATTTGGTCATTTTGCGCCCCTTAAATAATAAAATCAGGTTGATTTGTGAGGCCATTTTCAAGCGCAAACGCTAGTAATGCATTGCGTGATTTGGCGGTCATTGCGGCGCGGATCATTCCGGATACGCTGCGGGCTGCACAATCGGCCATGCCGTTTTGAATGTAAGCGCGCGCCATTTCGATTTGCTTTAATTGTGATTTGGTCATTTTTTGCCTTTACTTTAGTTTATTAAATGGGTTTGCTGCGGCCCATATAAGTAATGTAAAGGATTGTTTTACACTTGTCAACAATTATTTTTCTAGGTAGTTTCCCTAGGTCTAATTGTCTAAACATGGGTCAAATTGTCATTTTATGGGTCATTTGCAAAGGGCGATTTGACCCATATTAGGGGCTTATAGAATAAGGGCTTAAAGCTTAGTAGGGTCAAATTGTCATTAATTTATCTTTATCTTAATAGATTGTATATTTGTATAGAGCTATGGCGGGCAATGTTATAAGCCAGCGATTATTTTCGCGTGACAATTTGACAATTTGACCTATATTTTCGCCCGCGCCCTGCGGGAATTTCCCACGCAAAAAAGGAAAAGCTGGTAAACAAATACAAATGACAATTTGACCTATATCTAGACAAATGACAATTTGACCCATATCAAATACAAATGACAATTTGACCTAGGTTTACTCAAATGACAATTTGACCTAGGTTTACGGCCACGCGCCCGCTTGGCTAAATTCAAATGACAATTTGACAATTTGACCTAGGCCCGCGCCCGGCTGCCACAATCACCCGGCGACAATGGCCGCGCCCTGGCGCCTGGCAGCCACGCGCCCGCCACTAAAAGGGTAAAAGGGAAAACGCCCCACGCCCGCCTATTTCCACCTACCCGCTAAGCCTTATTCTATATAGCTCTATGCTTTTTATCGCCTGCAAAGCCTTATAGCATAAGGGTGTTAGGGTTTACCCCACCCCCCTAGGGCCTTGCGCCCGACTGTTGTGGCTGGGGAGGTATCACGAACAATTTTTATTTTTATAGCAAAACGCCCTTTTCTATACACATTGCAAAAACGTGCATAGTTTTTATTTTTTTATTAAAAGTGATAACATCACGCCTATGACCTTCCTCTCATTTCCGTATGAGCCGCGAAAGCTACAAGCCACCGAAGCTAGGCTCAAAGCAATCATGGACGCCGCACGTTTAGGGCTAAAAGGTGATCGCCTTGCAATTGCCGCAGGCATGATGCCCACCGAGTACCGCCAACTGTGCCAGTTCGACCCCATCGTGGAATACGCTGAACTCAAAGCTAGGACTGAGGCTGAGATGTCCATGAGCAAAGTGTTACACGACGCAGCGCTAGAAGGCGACATTAAAGCGGCTACAACCATCTTGCAGAATCAGCACGATTGGGTAGCCAAGCAACAGATCAATGTCGAAATCGACCAACGCATCTCGATCAGCCAGGCGCTAGAGATGGCGCAACAAAGAGTAGCCCTTGTAGCTAATGAGGTGCAGGACGTAGAGTACGTAGAAGTCAAACAAACAGAGAAACTTAAGATAGCCTAATGCAAGAACCCCGCTACTCAGCAGCAGACGAGATGGAACTCATGGCAAGATTGTGGAGTCCAGCCATCAAAGACAACCCACTGGCGTTTGTCATGTTTGCGTTCCCTTGGGGAGAGCAAGGTACCCCTTTGGAACATTTTACTGGCCCACGCAAATGGCAAAGGCAGGTGTTAAACGACCTTGGCGAACACATCAAACAGAACAACGGCAAGATTGACTTTGACGTACTACGCCTAGCCATCGCTTCTGGTCGTGGTATTGGTAAGTCAGCCTTAGTGTCTTGGTTAGTGCTATGGATGATGACAACCCGGATTGGGTCAACAGTCATCGTGTCCGCTAACAGTGAGTCCCAGCTCAGAAGTGTCACATGGGCTGAGATCACTAAGTGGTCATCAATGTCAGTGAACACTTACTGGTGGGAAATATCAGCCACCAGAGTAATGCCCGCTAAGTGGCTCACTGAGCTAGTCGAACGTGACCTCAAAAAAGGTACCCGCTATTGGAACTTAGAAGGCCGCCTATGGTCGGCTGAGAATCCTGACGCCTTTGCGGGTGTGCATAACTACGATGGCGTAATGGTCGTGTTTGATGAGGCATCGGGTATTGATGATTCTATCTGGGCGGTGACATCGGGCTTCTTTACAGAGAACACGCCCAACCGCTTTTGGTGTTGCTTCTCTAACCCGCGTCGCAATACGGGCTACTTCTACGAGGCAATTGAGGGTAGCAAACGGGACTTCTGGCAATCTAGGCAGGTAGACGCTAGAGATGTAGAAGGCACCGACAAGAACGTGTACAACCAGATCATTGAAGAATATGGCCCTGACTCGTACCAGGCACACGTTGAAGTGTACGGTTCATTCCCTTCAGAAGGCGACGATCAGTTCATCCCATCCAGCTTAGTTGACGAAGCCATGCGGCGAGAGAAGTACAAGGATGACTCCGCGCCCATTGTCATTGGGGTAGACCCTGCTCGGTTTGGCTCAGACTCTACTGTTATTGCAGTGCGTCAAGGACGTGACATCGTGGAGATACGCAAGTTCAAGGGGGATGACACTATGACTGTGGTTGGCCATGTGATTGAAGCGATCGAGCAATATGAACCAGCGGTAGTAGCCATCGACGAGGGTGGGTTAGGTGCTGGCGTGGTGGATCGGCTCAAGGAACAACGCTACAAGATACGGGGTGTCAACTTCGCTAACCGCAGTAAAAACCCCATGATGTACGGCAACATGAGAGCGCAGATATGGGGGCAGATGAAGGAATGGCTACGCACCGCGTCTATTCCCAAAGAGAAAACCCTCAAGACTGACTTGATTTCACCATTGATGAAGCCGGACAGTAAAGGTGCTATATTCTTGGAATCAAAGAAAGACATGAAGGCTAGAGGATTAGCGTCACCTGACAGTGCAGACGCTATAGCATTAACTTTTGCATTTCCTGTTGCACATCGGGAAAGTAAAGGTACAATGCGAAAACAAACGTATCAATCACAGGGCGCTGCCCTCAACTCATGGATGGGGTCATAATGGCAACTAAACCAGGACTGTACGCAAACATACACGCCAAGCAAGCTCGTATCAAGGCGGGTAGCGGCGAAAAAATGAGAAAGCCGGGGGCAGCAGGCGCGCCCACAGCTAAAGACTTCAAGCAATCGGCTAAAACCGCAAAGAAAGCGAAATAATTATGGCAAATACTAAACCGATTGGAGTGGCGTACGAAGATCAAAACATCATCAACGCAGATATTGTTAAGGCTACTGACATTGTTAGTAACGGAACATTAGGCTATTCTGCTGCTCGGTTTGGTACCGTAACCCAACAAAACAACAAGACTACAGGGGTAACGATTAATACCCCTTCAGGTCAAATTACTACCGCTAACGCGCAAATGGCGCCTAACGCTAACGCCGTGTTTATAGTAACTTGTAGCAGTGTAAGCGCTAGAGATGCAGTTGTAGCTAACGTAGCATCAGGTGGTACATTAGGTGCATACAATATATTTGTCGCATCAATAGCAGACGGATCATTTACTTTAGAACTTAAGAATGTGACTAACAACGCGTACAGCGAAGTGATTAAGTTAAATTACATCATTATTCATACAGAAAGTTAATATGCCACTCAAGAAAAGCACTAGCAAAGAAGCGTTTCGTAAGAACGTGTCAGCCGAAGTTAAAAGTGGCAAGCCCGTCAAGCAAGCGGTAGCGATTGCGTATTCAGTTAAAAGAGAAGCAATGTCTAAAGGCAAATCTAAAAAATGAGTTTAAAACCTCTGAGTAATTGTGTTTTAATTCGTCAAGACACAGAAAAGTTATCTGATTTAATAGTTTTACCCCAAAACAAATTATTTAGCGGTATCATAGTGGCAATTGGTGAAGGTAAAAAAAGTCCGAAAGGACATATTGAGCCTATGAACGTCAAAGAAGGCGACCATGTGCTATTCGGTGAGTTTTCCGGGCAAAAGGTCACAGTCGATGGCGAAGAACTGCTTATGATGCGTGAGCCTGATGTGATAGGGATACTAAATGGCGTATGACCAAACTTCAATGAATATCGTCGGCAAAGTAGCCGACGTAGGTGGTAACCCTACAACTACTCCAAACGAGCAGTCCGATACGCTTGCAACAATGCGCCATCGCTTTCAAATGGCGATGTCTGCGTATTCTGAATCCCGTGAAGATGAACTAGATGACCTTCGGTTTATGGCTGGTTCGCCAGATAATCAATGGCAATGGCCTGCCGACGTATTGGCAACGCGTGGCTCTGTTCAAGGACAGACTATCAACGCAAGACCTTGCCTCACAATTAATAAACTGCCGCAGCACGTCAAACAAGTAACAAATGAACAACGTCAGAATCGACCCTCTGGAAAAGTCATTCCCGCGGACGATAAAGGCGATGTAGAAGTAGCAGAGATTTTTGAAGGTATGGTTCGCCATATCGAGTATATGTCTGACGCCGATGTGGTCTATGACACTGCTTGCGAGAATCAAGTAACGTATGGTGAAGGCTATTTCCGTATTCTGACTGAGTTTTGCTACGATGATTCGTTTGATCAAGACATTCGTTTAGGTCGTATTCGTAACGCGTTCAGCGTTTACATGGATCCAATGATCCAAGACCCTGCTGGGTGTGATGCCGAATGGTGTTTTATCAGTCAAGACATGGAAAAAGACGAATATGAGCGTCAATTTCCAAACGCAGCGCCGATTACTTCAATTATGTCCCAAGGTGTAGGTGATGATTCTCTAAGCCAATGGCTAAACGAGAACACAATTCGTATTGTTGAGTATTTCTACTATACGCATACCCCAACTAAACTGAATTTGTACCCTGGCAACCAATCTTTTTACGATGGTAGCCCTGAAGATAAGAATATGAAGCAGATGGGCTTAAAACCTATCAAATCCCGCACGGTTGATGTCAAAAAAGTCATGTGGATGAAAACCAATGGCTATGAAGTTCTCCAAGAACAGGAATGGGCAGGAAAATGGATCCCTGTGATCCGTGTAATTGGTAATGAATTTGAAGTAGATGGTCGTATTTATGTATCAGGCTTGGTTCGTAACGCCAAAGATGCACAACGTATGTACAACTATTGGGTATCACAAGAGGCAGAAATGCTTGCTTTAGCGCCAAAAGCACCGTTTATCGGTTATGGCGGTCAGTTTGAAGGCTACGAGAACCAATGGAAAACTGCTAATACGACCAATTGGCCGTATTTAGAGGTAAACCCTGATGTAACTGATGGTATGGGCGCTACTTTGCCCTTACCGCAACGCGCCCCGCCCCCATTAGCTCAAACTGGCTTGATTCAAGCCAAAATGGGCGCTAGTGACGATATTAAGTCTACAACTGGGCAATATGACTCTAGTTTAGGTGCTACAAGCAACGAAAGATCAGGTAAAGCCATTCTTGCGCGTGAACGTCAAGGCGATGTAGGTACTTACCATTACGGTGATAACTTAAACAAAGCAATTCGTTATGCTACCCGTCAATTAATTGACCTTATTCCTAAGATTTACGATACAGAGCGTATTGCTCGTATTGTTGGTGTAGATGGTGAAGTGTCTATGGTTAAATTAAACCCTGACCAACCTGAACCAGTTAAAAAGATTGTTGACCAACAAGGTATTGTGATTGAAAAAGTCTACAATCCTAGCGTCGGCGTATATGATGTGGTTGCTACTACAGGCCCAAGCTACATGACTAAGCGTCAAGAAGCCCTTGAAGCAATGGCACAAATTTTGCAAGGCAATCCTCAACTGTGGACTGTTGCTGGCGATCTATTTGTTAAGAATATGGATTGGCCTGGCGCTCAAGAGATGGCTAAACGCTTGGCTAAAACAATTGATCCTAAATTAATGTCTGAAACTGACGAAGATCCGGCTTTGCAAGCTGCACAACAGCAAATGCAAGCAATGGGTCAAGAAATGGAACAAATGCACCAAATGTTGCAAAACGTGGGCAAATCCATTGAAATGCAAGATTTAGAACGTAAAGATTTTGAAGCACAAATTAAGATGTTTGACGCTGAAACTAAGCGTTTATCTGCGGTTCAAGCGTCTATGTCACCTGAACAGATCCAAGACATTGTGTTGGGTACCGTACATGGAATGATGACTAATGGCGATCTTGTAAACGAGATGCAACGTGATACCGCAATGGATATGCAAGAAGAAGATCAAAGAGAAGCGCAAATGGCACAGCCAATGCAACCTCAAGGTCAACCAATGCCACCACAAACGCCTCCTGAAGGGATGATGCCACAATGAAAGCCGCCGATTTTGTAGGAATTTTATTCCTAGCCCGTGATGTAACCCATTCGGTTCATCTTAATACCCGTAGCTATTCAAAGCACAAAGCTTTGCAAAAATTTTACGAGAGTATTATTGACCACGCAGATGATTTTGCTGAGGCTTATCAGGGTCGGCATGGCTTGATTGGCCCAATTAGTTTAATGTCAGCTAAAAAAACATCAAATGTTGTTGAATTTCTTGAATCACAGCTTGCAGAAATAGAAGGTGCAAGATATGATGTAGTCGATAAAGCTGATACATCGTTGCAGCAAATTATTGATAATGTCGTGCAACTTTACCTATCAACGCTATACAAATTACGCTTTTTAGCATAAGGAACCAAATATGGAACTTTTACACCCTCTAGCCGACACTGAATACCCCGCTAGTTCTGTTGCAAGTGGCGCTGCTGCGGCTACTGTTGGCACTTGGAACCCAGGGCCACAAGGCGTATTAGTTTGGGCTACCCAAGACGTTTATGTTGCTGTCGGTGTAGGCGCTACTGCTACAACTTCAAGCACTCCCATCCCAGCTTACACACCAATCCCGTTTTTTGCACCGCAAACAGGTTCAGGCGCCCCTTGGCGTGTTAGCGTGTTGCAAGTGTCTACGGCTGGCACTGTGTACGCTAAACCTGTCAATATTCGATGAGTTGGGGTGTTGGACTCCGTGTTGGTGTAGCCATTGGAATTGGCAGTCTTGCCACGTTCTTTTCTGGCTATGGCAGAGATCAAGAGTTCGACAATTTAGCCACTGAATCTGATGACAACCTCGTCCAAGAGGACGGCAGTTTCATTATTGTTTAAGGAATAAGTTATGGCTGTTACTTTATCGTTATTTGCAGGCGCAGGCGCCCAATTTTTAGACGACAGCGGGAATGTATTAACGGGCGGTAAAATATATACATACTCAGCGGGGACAACTACGCCTTTAGCTACATATACAAGTAATACAGGTGTTACATATCATACAAACCCAATTATTTTAAATGCGGCAGGGAGAGTATCAACTGGCGAAATATGGCTTTCCTATGGATATGGGTATAAATTTGTTTTAAAAGACGCAAATGACGTATTAATTGGTACATACGATAATATACCAACAGCAGCTTTACCTCCTATATTTAATGACGCGTCTAGTATTTCTTATGAACAAGGTTATGTAGCTACCGCAGGATCTTTTATTGTCGGTCAAACGTATTTAATTACCTCAGTAGGAACAACTAATTTTCAAGCTATTGGAGCCACAAGCAATACTGTAGGTGTTTTGTTTACGGCTACAGGCGTTGGTTCTGGTACAGGGACAGCTAAATTTTCAAGAACAGTTCAAGCTAAACTTCAAGAATCCGTAAGCGTTTTAGATTTTGGCGCAGATCCTACTGGAGTTCTAGATAGCACAACAGCTATTCAAGCAGCAATTAATGCTTCTTCTAAAGTTTATTTACCCGCTGGTACATATAAAATTAATGCTTCATTGATAATTACATCGTCTAACCATGAATTTTATGGCGCTGGGATTGATCAAACTATTATCTCTAATACGGGGACAGACTATGGTTTGCAAGTTAAGTCTGCGGGTGGTGTCGATCCTACAAAGCTATCTATTTATGTGCATGATTTAACAATAAATGGCACAAGCACTGGTAAAGGGTTGTATGTATACGACGTTGCTCAATCTAACTTTCATCGCATAAAAGTATTAAATAGCACTGCTAGTGGTATTGAATTAGCTCAAGCTGTTGATTGCAGTTTGACTGAATGTGTAACGGAATATAACGCTGGGAACGGAATATTTTTACGTGAATCTTTAAAAGCAGGGCTTGAGTATTCTACTAATGCTGTAATGGTTCTACGCTGTATTGGAAACCACAACACTACTGCTGGTATCCGTATCCGCGGTTCTTTTCAAAATATAATTGCTGGCGGTGAATATTCTGCTAATGCGTACGGCGTATTGTTAGAAGGTGGGGAAAGAACAGTTATTGATGGCGCTTGGGTTGAAAACAATACAACAAAAGCTTTACAAACATCATCTTATACTTCTGCTTTTCCAAATACTTATAGTTCAAACTACAACAAAATAATTAATAATTTGTTTTCAGGTTCAACTGAAATTCAATTAGTTACCGGAACAGCAAACTTTTTACAAGCAAATTATTGCGGCGTAAACATAACTATTGGCGCTAGTGCAAGCTATACCTATATTAGCCAGCAAGCTGGAACTATTGGTACTTTGACCGATAATGGAACTTATACAACTAATTTATATAACCCCGCCGCGTATTATCAAGGTGTAGGTGGTTTAAAACGCTATCAGACAACTATTGGTTCTACCGTAGACATTACTTCAGATTTAAATTGTATCCGTCAAAGAGCTTTAAAAGGTATATCTAGCACTCAAACATACTCAAACAATTTATTTGGATATGTAGATATTGCGGATACAGCTACTTCTGCGGCTGTAACTTTTGGCACGGCTGAATCCGATGTAAATTATGGACTTGTATTTGGATCTTGGAATGTTACTGGTTCTCCAGCAGCGGGGTCACACTCTGCGTACATGACCGCTAGAGCAACATCTGGTTTTACATTAAATGTTGATGTAGCTCCAGGTGCAGGTACAACGGTTCGTATATTTTGGATGTTAGTACGATAATGAATAATTTTATCGCGTAATAGCACAATAATTTAAGGAAATATCATGGCAGACGTCAAAATTTCAGGTTTACCCGCTTCAACTACACCGCTTGCGGGTACTGAGGTACTACCTATTGTTCAAGGCACTACAACTAAGCAAGTTTCCGTTACTAATTTAACCGCAGGCCGCGCAGTAAGCGCTGCTTCCGTTGCAGTAACAAGCTCTACCGCGGCTACAAATGGTATGCACTTGCTAACTACAAATACACTAGGTATTACAACTAACTCGACTACAGCAATTAGAATTGACGCTAGTCAGAATGTGGGGATTAATACAGTCCCTGGGTATAAGTTTGATGTTTCAAGCGCTGCTGTAAACGTAGCTAGATTTACTGTGCCTTCAAACGGATATATAGATATTTCAGATGGAACAGGGAATTTTCGTGTTCAGATGTTAAGTAACGTACCTCATGCTGGGACTACTACCAACAACAATTTTAATTTAATTGCAAATAACGTGGTTCGCGCTACGGTTGGTACAACAGGCGATTTTAGCTTAGCTAACGGCAATTTTGTAGTAAGCACATCAGGCAAAGGAGTTTCATTGCCTGGCGGTATTACTTGGACAAGCGGTACTGGTAGTCCAGAAGGTGTTGTGACTGCACCCGTGGGTTCTTTATATTCACGATCTGATGGCGGCGTACTCACTTCACTGTATGTCAAACAATCTGGAAGCGGAAATACTGGTTGGGCTGGTAAATAAAAGTTAAAAAAAGCATGGTTGCGGCGAAATTGACCGTTGATTTAATTAAAGTCGTGCAAAACAATGTATTTGTTATATATAAAACCGCATAACTAGCGCTTGACGGATTAGAATTTAAAGAATATATTTTGTATCAATTGTACTGGTGCGATACACCAGGGTTTCTTAGGGAACATCGAAATGGACGAAAGTCAAGAAGTAGTACCAGCGGAAGTATCCGCGCCAGAACAGGTAGCAACGGCTGTACCTGAATCTGAAGTAACAGCGCCGGAAGCAGTAGAGTCAACAGTAGAGTCCAAGACCTTCACACAAGAAGAACTAGACGCCGCTATTGGCAAAAGACTTGCTAGAGAACAACGTAAGTGGGAAAGAGAACAGGCAGCTAGAGCGACAGAAGCACAAGCTCGAAAAGCCCCGGTAGAAATCCCGCCGATTGAGCAGTTTAATTCACCTGACGAGTATGCCGAGGTATTGGCAGAACGTAAGGCAGAAGAATTGCTTGCTAGGCGTGAACAAGCTAGAGCGCAGTCTGAGATCATTGAGTCCTTTCACGAACGTGAAGAAGAAGCACGGAATAAGTATGATGACTTTGAACAAGTCGCCTACAACCCCAAACTTCCAATCACTGACGCTATGGCTCAAACGATTCAAGCTTCAGAAGTTGGCCCCGATATGGCTTATTACCTAGGGTCTAATCCGAAAGAAGCAGATCGTATTTCACGTTTATCGCCACTCCAGCAGGCAAAAGAATTAGGGAAAATTGAGGCTAAATTAGCTGATAACCCAGTTGTAAAAAAGACTTCGAGCGCCCCAGCACCAATTGCTCCGATTACGGCAAGATCCTCTGGATCGCCTGCGACAGACACAACTGATCCTCGTTCGATTAAGTCGATGAGTACGTCAGAGTGGATTGAAGCAGAACGCCAACGTCAGATCAAGAAGTGGGAAGCGCAGAGAAACCGCTAATTATTACTTTTTATTAGGAAACTATAATGTCTAACTCGATCTTAACAATCGACATGATTACACGCAAGGCACTTGAAATCCTTGAGAATAATCTTGTTTTAACCCGTAACGTAAACCGCCAGTATGACGATTCTTTCGCTGTTGAAGGCGCAAAAATCGGTTCTACTCTCCGTATCCGCCTACCAGACCGCGCTTTGGTAACTGACGGTGCCGCCTTGCAAGTTCAAGACGACAACGAGCAGTTCACAACTTTGTCTGTTGCTAGTCAAAAGCACATTGGTGTTAACTTCACCTCTGCTGAATTGACAATGCAGTTAGATGACTTTGCAGAGCGTGTTTTGAAACCACGTATCTCACAGTTGGCTTCTTCTATTGATGCTGACGTAGCTAACAGCTACAAAGCTATTTATAGCTCAGTTGGTACTCCTGGTACAACTCCAGCTACTTCTTTGGTTCTGTTGCAAGCTCAACAAAAACTGAACGAAAACGCTGCTGTTATGTCCCCACGTTACGCTACAGTTAACCCTGCTGCTAACGCTGGCTTAGTTGAAGGCATGAAAGGTCTGTTTAACCCTACAGACACAATCAGCCGTCAGTTTAAGAATGGCATGATGGGTATGGGTGTATTGGGCTTCGACGAAGTTAACATGAGCCAATCTATCAAGCAACACACAACTGGTGCTTGGGGTACAGCTATCACTGTAACTTCTACAGTTACAACTGAAGGTGCTACTACTTTAGGTATTAGCTTCACAGGCTCAAGCAAGACTTGGAACGTAGGCGATGTATTCACAATCGCTAACGTATACGCTGTTAACCCACAAACTCGTGAGTCAACAGGTAGCTTGCAACAGTTCACCGTAACTGCTGCTGCAACTGGTTCTTCTACAGCTACATTGTCTATTAGCCCTGCTATCTATACATCTGCTAACGCATTGGCAACTGTGGATTCATTCCCACAAGCTTCTGCTGTAGTAACAATGTTTGGTTCAGCTTCTAGCCAATACGCTCAAAACTTGGTTTACCACAAAGATGCGATTACTTTTGCGACCGCTGACTTGTTGTTGCCACAAGGTGTTGACATGGCTTCCCGCCAAGTTCACAACGGTATCTCTATGCGTGTTGTACGTCAGTACGACATCAATAATGACCGTTTACCTTGCCGTATTGACGTATTGTATGGCTTTAGCACAATCCGTCCAGCAATGGCTTGCCGTATCTGGGGTTAAACCTAATTGCTCCCGCGCAAGCGGGGGCTTTTTAAATTTATTTTTTAAGGAATCAATATCATGGCACTACCTAATGGCGCTGGCGGTTACCAATTTGGTGACGGCAATTTAAACGAAGTAGATTTAGTAATCCAAGCTGCTCCTGTGTCTTTGACAACTGGCGTAACTCTGACTGCTGCTCAATTGCAAAATGGCATTATTCTTGGCAATCCAGGCGCAAGTGCAGTTTCTTATCAACTCCCAACTTGTGCTGATTTGGATACGCTAATTTCTAGCGCTAAAACAAACAGTTCATTTGATTTCTCAGTAATTAACGTAGATGGTAATACATCTGGCGTTATTACTTTGACAACAAACACTGGTTGGACTTTGGTTGGTCTGATGACTGTTGTTGCTACTGCTGGTACAGCACAAGCTTTCCGCGCTCGTAAAACAGGCGACGGTGCTTGGACTCTATACCGTTTAGCTTAATGTAATATCCCGCCCTTCGGGGCGGGCTTTATAAAGGAAACATCATGCCTAATACCAAAGCTGTCGGTGTTGCGTATGCAGATCCACAGTTTGATAGCTTGACTGTTACAGGTGCTAGCGCACTTGCTGCTGTTACTGCTACTAGCGTTACCACATCTGGTACTGCTGCTGCTGGTAATGCTGTCGCTTCACTTTACTTTTTAACTACTGCTATTACTGCTAACACTACTACAACTACCGCCGCTGCTGGTTCTATTGCTACTACTACCAATGCAACTGGTACTGGCAAGTTGTTTGTATCTGATGGCTCTAAATGGCAATTTGCTGTTGTAGCTTAATAAAATAGGGGGCTTAGGCTCCCTATCTAACTAAAGAAATCATGCCAATAATTTACTTAAAACACCCCATTCATGGCTCTAAAGTCGCTACAATGGAGGCTGAAGCAGAACATGACGAAGCACATGGTTGGAAACGCTACGAACTGGATACGCAACCAGAGCCTGTAGCTGAAGTAGAAGAAGTTATTGCGGCTCCTGTTAATACACTGGAAAAAAGAACACGTCGTAAAACTACAGAGTAAGGGGTAAGCTATGGCGATTTATACAGCCAACGATCAAATTAACGGCGCATTACGCGTATTAGGTATTTTGGCTGAAGGTGAAACGCCGTCTGCTGCCACTTCGCAAGACGCTTTGACTGCGCTTAATCAAATGATTGACTCATGGAATACTGAGCGTCTATCTGTATTTAATACTCAAGATCAGACTTATTCATGGACTCCGGGGCTTAAGACTCAAACGCTTGGGCCTAGTGGCGACTTTGTAGGAAATCGTCCTATTATGATTGACGATTCTACTTATTTCCGTGATCCAGCTAATGGCATCTCATTTGGTATCAAACTGATTAACCAACAGCAATACGATGGTATTGCGGTTAAAACGGTTACTTCCACTTATCCACAAGTTATGTGGATCAACATGGAATACCCTAATATCACCATGACCTTATATCCTGTACCAACTAAGGTATTGGAATGGCATTTTATTTCTGTAGACGAGCTAATGAGCGTTCCTAGCTTATCCACTAACATTTTGATGCCTCCTGGTTATTTGAGAGCATTTAAATACAACTTGGCGTGTGAAATTGCCAATGAGTTCGGTATTGAGCCACCACCTAACGTAGCTCGTATTGCGATGACTTCTAAGCGCAATCTTAAACGTATCAATAATCCTGACGACATTATGTCTTTGCCTTACAGCATTGTTGGCACTCGTCAGCGCTTTAACATATTTGCCGGTAACTACTAATGCTGACGCCGATTTTAGGCCAAGCGTATGTTGCCCGTAGCGTAAATGCTGCGGATAACCGCATGATTAATTTGTTCCCCGAAGCCGTCCCTGAAGGCGGTTTAACAGGCGGGTTCCTTAACCGCGCCCCAGGTTTGCGTCTAGTCACTACAGTTGGTACCGGCCCTATTCGTGGGCTTTGGACGCATTTAAGCAATGGTCTTGATGCTTATGTAGCTTCTGGTACTGAGTTTTATAAAATCTTACCTGACTACACCGCCACTAAATTAGGGGATATTAGCGGTACAGGCCCTGTATCTATTGCTGATAACGGTACTCAAATATTTATTGCTTGCGGCGCTAATGCGTACGTTTACACCGAAACAACCAATACCTTTGTTCAAATCACCGATCCTGACTTTTATGGTGCCGATACGGTTTGTTACATTGACGGCTACTTTTGCTTTAATCAGCCAGGTACACAAATTATTTGGGTTACAGGTCTTTTTGATGGTACCGCTATTGACCCTTTAGCGTTTGCGGCTGCTGAAAGTACCCCTGATAACGTGGTAGCCGTAGTATCAAATAACCGTGAAGTTTGGGTATTTGGTACTGGTACTACTGAAGTTTGGTACGACGCAGCTACAACACCGTTTCCACTAGCGCCAATTCAAGGTGCTTATAACGAAATTGGTTGTATTGCTAAAGCGTCTATTTGTAAACTAGATAACAGCCTATTTTGGCTTGGACAAGATCCAAGGGGATATGGCATCGTTTACCGCAACCAAGGCTACACTGGCAAACGTATCTCTACCCATGCCATAGAGTTTGCTATTCAAAGCTATGGCGACGTTTCTGATGCGGTTGCGTACACTTATCAGCAAGAAGGTCATGCATTTTATATATTAGCTTTTCCTACGGTTGGTAAAACATGGGCTTTTGATGTGGCTACGGGTGCTTGGCACGAACGTGCAGGTTGGGATAACGGCGCATTTACACGCCATCGTAGTCAATGTCAAATGAGTTTTAATAGCGAAACCATTGTAGGCGACTACGAAAATGGCAATTTGTATACTTTTGATTTAGATGTTTATGAAGATAATGGCGTTACTCAAAAATGGTTACGCTCATGGCGTCCTATTCCTGAAAACCAAAACAATCTTAATCGCACTGCTCAACATGGTTTGCAATTAATGTGCGAATCAGGCCCAGGACTTAATTCTGGTCAAGGCGATGATCCTGAAGCCATGTTGCGTTGGTCTGACGATGGCGGTCACACTTGGTCAAGCGAACATTGGACAAAAATGGGCCGCATTGGTCAATATGGCTTTAGATCATTTTGGCGTCGTCTTGGCATGACTTTGAAATTGCGTGATCGTGTTTATGAATTATCGGGTACTGACCCTGTAAAAATTGTTATTACAGGCGCTAATTTAATAATGAGTCCTACAGGTAGATAATGGCTAGTACCGATATTACCAAGATCCCCGCGCCTAGAACGCCGTTGATAGAAGATAATGGGGATATAAACCCCGTTTGGTATCGTTTTTTATACAATTTATTTACTTTTACTGGCAGCGGTGGTGACGGCGGCGTTGCTGTCAATCGTGGTGGTACGGGTCAAACTAGCTATATCGATGGTCAATTGCTCATTGGTAATAGTGTAGGGAATACCTTAAGTAAAAATACGTTAACGCCAAGCACAGGCATCGGCGTAACCAATGGTAATGGCACTATTGCTATAAGCAATACAGGTGTTACTTCGGTAGCCGCAGGTTCAGGCGTGTCAGTTAGCGCGGCTACAGGCGCTGTGACTATTGTCAATACAGGCGTATTAAGCATTAGTGGTGGTACTACAGGGTTAACCCCAGCTACAGCCACCACAGGCGCGGTTACGCTTGCAGGTACTTTAATTATCGCTAATGGTGGTACAGGCGCAACTACGGCTGCGGGGGCTAGAACTAACCTTGGTCTTGGTACGATGGCTACGCAAAACGTAGGTATTACCGCTACGATCACAACTGCTAAATTAACGGCTATAGGCGCTAATGGCAGTATGACGTTTGTTAACGGCATCTTAACTGCACAAACGCAAGCTACATAATATGCAAATAATTACCGCCCCTTCTACGCAAATGGCCCTTCCTTTACGGGAAAAAGTAGAGCGCTTGCAAGAAGCGTTATTGCAAATGCCTCAAGCCGACGTAAAGTTTTTGCATGATTTTGAGCCAGGTAAATACATTCGCACTATGATTGCCCCACCTTGGTCAGTTATTGTTGGGGCTGAACATAAAACACCTTACAAAGTCAAGCTTGAAAAAGGTACAATCGCAGTTAACATCGACGATGAAATTCATACGTTGACGGCGCCATTGGAGTTTGACGCTCCTGCTGGCATTAAGCGTGTAGGACGCGTATTTGACGAAGAATTAGTTTGGGTTGATATTTATGATAATCCAGATAATTGTACCGATATTGAAGCAATTGAAGAACGGTTGTACATTATTCCTGAATGTGGGTTAATGTCTAATCCATTGGCTTTAGAACGTAGGAAACAACAAATTGATACTGAACCATTAAATAATAGCGTTAAAATGCTTTTAGGCGACGGATTCGGCTTTAGTAATAGGGAGAATTAATATGGCAGGTGGAATAACAGCAGCCGTTGTTGGAGGTGCAGCCATTCTTGGCGGTGCATATATGTCATCAAGAGCGGCTAGCGGCGCAGCCCAAACTCAAGCGGACGCCGCTAATAACGCTACCGCAGCCAATCAAGCTGCATTGCAACAACAAGCCGAGTTAAGCAAACCCTATCGTACAGCAGGCGAAACTGCTGTAAATCAGCTATCTGCTATGACTCAACCAGGCGGTCAATTTACACAAAACTTTACCGCGGCTGATTTTGCAGCGGGGATGGATCCTGGATATGCTTTTAGGTTAAAAGAAGGCATGAACGCCATGAACGCTACTGCGGCAGCTAGAGGCGGTTTAATTTCTGGTAACGCTCTTAAAGCGGGTCAAGCCTATGGTCAAGAATTAGGCTCGCAAGAATATAGCAATGCATTTAATCGTTATCAAATAAATCGTGCTAATAGATTAAATCCGTTGCAATTTTTAAGCGGTCAAGGTCAAGCTGCCGCCGCAGGGCAAGCAGCTAACGTAGGTAATATGGCGTCATCTAATGCTAATTTAATGACAGGCGCAGCTAATGCTCAAGCCGCAGGTCAAATTGGCTCTGCTAATGCTTATACTAATGCTATAGGTCAAGGTGTTGGCGCATATCAAATGAATCAATTGATTAACCGTTCTGCGTACAACAGCCCTACAAATACTAATATCCCTATGGCAACTGCTGAACAAGGCTACTACGGCCCTGGGTTAAATTATTAAGGAATAGCTATGCCAATTGATCCAAGTATCCCCCTCCAAGCTAAAGGCGTTCAATTAGAGTCACCAATTAACCAATTGGGGATGATGAACGAAGCGTTGAAATACGGCGAAATGAATCGTTCTATTGATACGCAAAACAAGTTGCGTGAACTATATTCACAAGGTATTGATGTTGGTACGCCTGAAGGTTTTAAACAAGTGGCCGCTATTGACCCTAAAACGGCAATGGCTTTGAGAAATGACGCTTTAAAAACACAAGAACTTCAGGGCAGCATTAAAAAAACAAGCGTTGAAATTAATCAAAAAACTTTTGACTTAGTTAAACAAAAGATGTCTGACTTAGCGTTTAACCCTTCAGATAACAACATTAAAGCGCATTTAGAAGATGGTATTTTGCGTAAAGAAGTAACACCAGACCAAGCGCAGATGACTTGGCAAGCTGTATCTGCATTACCTTTAGATAAACGAAAAGCATACTTTACTGAATTAGGCGTTAAAGCTGAAACACGTTATCAAGGCGACATTTCTAAACGTGGGCAAGATATTTCTGCGACTACAGCGCAACGTGGTCAAGATCTTACTTACAAAGCGGCTACACAACCTATATTTAATGAAGCGGTTGGCGGTTTTGTTACACGTCCAACGGCGGCTAATCCCTCTAGCACGGTTATTCCTTTAGCTAATCCTGAAGCTACAACCAAAGGTCAAGCCCTTGTTAAAGGTAAAAACTTAGTAAACGACGTAGCTACTGACATGGCAACTTCGTATGGTGTATTGAAAGATTTAGGTGGTATTAAATCTAAAGAAAATAGCCCACAAAAGAATATTTCTGCGGCTTTGCAATCTTCAATGGTTGGTCAAGTTGGCGGTTCTATGCTGGGTACACCAGAGCAAGATGCGCGTGATGCCATTATGTCGCAACGTCCGATATTGGTTCAAGCTATTGTTAAAGCTACTGGAATAGCAGCTTCGCAAATTAACTCTAACCAAGAATTGAAAAACTTGCTTGACGCCGCTACGGATCCAAGTAAAGGTTACGAAACCAACATTAAATCTCTTAATAAGATTAATAAACGTTTTGGTCTTGGTGGCGATATTGTAGAACTACCTACAGCACCAGCAAAAGAAAAAGTAAGCGTTGGCGCGCCACAAAAAACCAATCCGAATATTGATGCTCTATTAAAGAAGTATGAATAATTATGGCTACTTTAGACCAATTAAGTTCAGCTTTAGTAAAAGCGGATGCTGCCGGTAACGTAGATGATGCAAGAGCTTTTGCGTCTGAAATACGCCGTATGCAAACTGAAACAGCGCCTCAAGCGTTTGTAACGGTATCCGGTGCTAATAGCGGTATTCCCGTAGGGCGTCAACGTCAGTATTCTGACATCCCCGCAGAAGCGCTTACTAACGTAATTCCTAGTGCTATTAATATGGCTGGCGGTGTTTACCAAGCCGTATCTAGCCCAATTGAAACCCTTAAAGGGATGCGTGATGTAGCTAAAGGCGCTATTCAAAAAGTATTGCCAGAAAATGTAGCTGATTTTATTAATAAGTTTCAAAATGATCCTGAAGCTAAAGCTAGAGCTATTGCAGCCGCAGATGCGTTTGGTGGTTTTTATAAAGACCGCTACGGTAGTGAAGAAGCTATTAAAAAAACAATGGCTACGGACCCAGTTGGTTTTGCTGGTGATCTGTCTACTATTTTGTCTGCTGGTAGCACTGCCGCTGCCCGTGTAGCACCTACTGTTAGTAATGTTTTAGCCACGGGCGCCAAGTTTACCAACCCAATGAACGCAATTACACCTGTCGTTGCGGCGCCATTTAAAGTTGGTGCAAAAGGCGTAGATTATGCTCGTAAAGTTTTAAATCCAAAAGCCAATGCCTTGATTGAAA